TGTTAAGGTTACTCACCCCGTTAGGGGTTTAGTCCCATTTAAATTATATCCCTTTCAAGAGAAAATTTTAAAAAATCTTCAAGATCCGAAGAATCGCTTCAATATTTTACGCAAGTTTCGTCAAGCAGGAGCTACTACATTAGGTTCAGCATATTGTTTGTGGATGGCTGTATTTAAACCTCACCAAGCGATTGTTATTCTTTCAAAGGGTGACGCAGAGTCTACAGAGGTTCTAGACCGTATTAAGCTCATGTATGACGAACTTCCAGACTTTTTGAAGCCCGGAATCGTAGAAAGCAACAAGCACACGCTAAAGCTGCGTACAAACTCTGTAATCAAATCAAGACCATCAGGTAAACAATCAGGTCGTTCTCTTGCTGGTTCATTCCTTATGATTGATGAGGCTGCTTTCATTGAGAATATTGAAACTATTTGGGCTGCTGTTTATCCTATCATCTCTACTGGTGGTCGGGCTTATGTACTTTCTACTGTTAACGGTGTGGGTAATTGGTATCATGATATTTACCTCGGAGCCGTAGCAGGAACTAATTCATTTAACGCAGTAGACATTGAATGGAAGGATCACCCAGAGTATCACCGACAAGAATCAGGCTTTGAAGAGTTATACAAAGAAATGGCTGAGAAGGGTCTGGATGTTGATGTCTGGGAAAAGACTACCAGATCAAACATGCCTCTGAAGCAGTGGCTTCAAGAGTATGAGTGTGAGTTTCTGGGAACGGGTGATACCTTCATCGAGGGTTATCTTCTGAAGCGTATTCTAGAGAATGTTGACGAAGAGTACGGAATTAAATTTAATAACCGTATGCGTGTTTGGAAAGATCCTGATCCAGCGTATGATTATATTATTGGCGTCGATGTTTCTATCGGTAGAGAGGGCGACTACTCAGCTTTTCAGATAGTAAACACCTATACAGGCGAGCAGGTAGCTGAATTTTATTCAAATAAAACGCCAATTAACGAGTTTGCTCAAATAATCAATGACGAGGCATTACTATATAATAATGCAGTGGTTGTTATCGAGCGCAACACGATTGGCAACAATTTAGTGGACTGGCTTTATAATTATCACGAATATGACAACTTGTGGATGGATGACAAAGGTAACTTTGGATATCAGGTTACAACCAAAAACCGAGAGGAATTACTGGTTCGACTTGAGGAGTACATCCGTAACGACCGAATTAAAATTAACTCAAAACGAACTGTTGACGAACTACTAACCTTCATCATTAACGAAAACGGAAAGATTGAAGCTGACACAGGAAAGCATGACGACCTGATCATGAGTTTGGGTGTAGCTATACAAGTATTCCATTCGTTACTTGATGGAACGCCTCTAGATTTAGAGCAAAACCCACACAAACAAAAAAAGCCCCTTATGCCCACTGTACACAAGATAAGGGATTCTTTTGGTAGGATAACTGAGGAAGATTACAAATGGCTGATAAGATAAATGAAGATTCGATAGGAAACACCCAGTTTGGTGCTAGTAACCCTACTGGCCGCTCTGGTCCCTATTTCTATCCTAGTGGAAGGTTAGGTCAGTTTATTGCAAAGTTCTTCGCAAGTAAGGCCCAACCTTATATCGCTAACCAAACTAGTGAGAATCCTACTCCCCAAGCTCCTCTTGCTGGCGATACAGTAAAGCAGACTGATGTAGTAAAAGCTCAGGATAAGATGGCTATGGCCTCTATTAACAGGAGAGAAGTATATCTTCCTGATCTAGAGAGGAACCGTAGAGAGCGATACAAGCAGTTTGAGGAGATGGACGACTACCCAGAGGTGGGAGCAGCGTTCGATATTTACGCAGACGAGTGTACACAGAAAAACCTAAGAAATGAGCGTTGGAAGGTTGTATCCAAAAGCCAATTAGTTGTTGATGAAGTTAGAGAGTTCTTCAATACTATTCAACTAGATAGAAACTATTGGGATATCATTCGTAACACAGTAAAGTATGGTGATTGTTTCATTGAGACTGTTCTCGACATAAACGCTCCAAAGATGGGTATTCAGCGTATCAAAGTCCTCAACCCTAACTTTATTATTCGTGTAGAAAACGAGTACGGGTATCTCACCGACTTCTTGCAAGAAATACCTAGAAAAGAAGATTGGGGTGCCTATGGTCCTGCTGCTGATGGTATGCGTGGAGCAAGGTTTATTAACCTAGATCGTAACCAGATTGTCCACTTCCGACTTAGAACTTCTGATCCTGCTTACTATCCTTACGGCAAATCAATTGCAGCTTTGGCAGTCAGAGTTTATAAATCACTCAAGCTTATGGAAGATGCGATGCTTATTTATCGCTTATCCAGAGCACCTGAAAGAAGAATATTCTATATTGATGTTGCTAATATGCCTGCAAGCAAGGCAGAGATGTATATTGAGCGACTAAAGGAAAAGTTCAAAAAAGAGAAGTTCTACGATCCAAACAGAAACAATGTAGATGCTAGATATAATCCTCTTAGTGCGGATGAAGATTTCTTCGTCCCCACTCGTCAAGGTAGCAACACTAAGATTGAAACCCTTGCTGGAGCCCAAAACCTTGGAGAAGTAGAGGATGTTCAATACTTCAGAGATAAGTTACTTGCATGTCTTAAGATTCCAAAGGACTATGTAACAAATCAGCACGACAAGTCTCCTGAGAGGAAAGCTAACCTACAACAGCTAGATATTAAGTTTGCTAGAGTTATTGGCCGTGTCCAGCAACAAATAGAGACTGGGCTAGAGCAACTAGCTAAAAGGCACCTTGCTTTGCGTGGATTCCCCGCAAGTGCAATAAAAGAGCTTCGTATCGTTCTTCCTGAAGGTAGCGACCAGTTCATGCACAGAAAGCTTCAGGTCGAAGAGTCTAGAAGCCGTGTTGTTATGGCAGTCAAAGGTCTTGAAATGTTCCCAAAAGAATATCTTTACAAAGAATACTACGACATGAACGAGCAGCAAATTGATGAACTTATGACTGCTTATGAAGAAGAGGCAGAAAAGGAAGCAGAAAAAGAAATGGCTCAACAGCAGCAGATGGCAGCCCAACAGGCTCAAACTGATCAAGATGGTGCTGATGCTGAGGCTGGAAGGGCTGAAGCAGGTAAGCAGGCTGACTTTGAAAGAGATCAGGCAGGCAAGGAGGCTGATCTTGATCGACAAAAAGAGCTTGAAAAAGCTAAACCATCGCCTAAGAAAGAGGCAGTTGATGCCCGTCTTGTAGACACTCTGAACAAAGTAAAAGCAAAAATGCTAGAAGAGGGCAACCTCTCAACTCGTCGTATAGAATCAATAAATAGGACAATTTCTAGAATTGAGGAAAAACTCGACCAAAATCAATAACTATATAATATAGACATGAGGATTTATTATGTTTGATCATCTTTTTGAAAATCGTAACACAACCGTCACAAACCTTATCAAGCTAGGCGATTGCCTAGGCAGATCACTCAGAGAGAATGTTGAGCTTTTCTCCATTGACTCTGAAGAGGGTAAAGTTGCTTTCCTAAGTGAAAGCGGTAAGGTTATATCAGGTAACTACTCACTCCAAGGGCAGATCTCTCTAGAGAACATTCAAGTTCAAGAGTCTGAGATCTTTGAGGAGAACGAAGTCTTTGATAGCTTTGTCGATCAGAAGGTCACTGATTTTGTAGGTAGCCTGAATGGTGATCAACTTTCTGAGGCTTCTGATTCATTCAGTGATATCCTTGGCCTTTGGGAAAGCAGACTTAAGTTTGAGAATGTCAAGAAGCGTCTTAACCAAAAGGTTGATATCTTCTCTGAGTCTCAGACTATTCTTAACACACAAGAGTTTGAGAGATTCTACGAGCTAATGCCACAGTTCATGGAGTTCCTTGAGGAGAACAAAGAAGAGATTCTTTCTATCCAAGAGCTTGCTAACTCTTCTAAGCTATCTGCTTCTGTCTCTCGCGCATTCAACTTCCCCAAGCTATCCTTCGAGGAGCTAGTAGAGGGTAAGGATTATGTTGTCAAAGACGGTCTTGACAAGAACATCTACGAGATGATCTGCAAGCAAGAGCTTATTCAGAAGGAGCTTCTTGAGTCCAAGATGGCTTTTGATAATGTCTGGGCTACTAACGGCAAAGTTCGTAAGCTCGCCAGCCTTGTATTCGAGGACTCAGAAGAAGAGGTTCTAGAGGCTCTTGTAGAAGCAGTCATTGAGATCCCCTACTTAGCTCTCAGCACTAAGCGTCAGCTAAACGAGTGCATCTCTGATGCCTGTGATATTCTAGACTACTCTTCTAAGAGTGACAAGCAGATTTCACAATTTGTTTCTAACCTCTACGAAATGAAGAAGCCTCTCAAGGCTACCCTCGTTTCAGTTCTTAACGAAAAGTACGGAATCAATGTTGCTAACCTTAAGGATACCCCCTCCTTTGGTAGCCTCGCTAAGACCCAAGTTGTTCTTTTCGAGTGTCTTGCTCGCCTGACCAAGAAGGGTAGTGTTCTTAAGGAGTGCTTACAAGATGTAGCCAAAATGCTTAAGAGCAAGAGTGGCGTAGAAGTAATTGATGTCAACGACATTGTTGCTGAGTGCTTCGCAGCCTGCGACCTTGATGTTCTTACTGAAGATCCCGCTATCAGCGAAAGCGTCGATTTCACCACTATCTTCTTAGAGGACGCTTCTCCAAAAGAGCTTCTAGAGAAAGCCAAGGAGAAGATGCTCTTTGGTAAGAAGGACAAGGAGAGCAAAGAGGGCGAAGAAGAGGATGATTCTCTTAAGGCTAAGAAAGGTCTAAGCCCTGCTCAGAAGAAGCTTGATGTTGATGGTGATGGAGACATCGAAGGTGATGATCTTGCTGATCTCAGAAAAGGTAAGAAGAAGTCTACCAAAGAATCAGTTGAAGAGATCGAAGAAGCTGAAGCTGTAGCGGAACCTGAGAAAGAGGAAGCTCCTGCCCCAGCACCCGAAGAAGAAGAACAACCAGAACCTATGGGAACTGACGAGTTCTTAGCCGCCCTAAACGATCTTGAGGGAGTTTTAGATTCTCTTGACACCAAAGACGAAGCAGAGCCCGAAGAAGACGAAACACCAGAAAAAGAGTGAGGTGACACTTGGCTGAACGCATCCCCTTAATACTCTCCTCAATAGATGGAGAGTACCGAATCGTAGAACTACCTGATGGGGATACTGTTCCCGGATCTGGTGGGGGCGTAGGTACTCAAGGTGCTGATGGTGCTGATGGGGCGGGCGTAGGATTAACATGGTTATATAACTCTACACTCACTGCTGCTCCTTCTGATGGTTATGTTCGTCTAAATAGTAATACCCCATCATTAGTTACAAAAATTTGGATAAGCCACAAAGATGCTTCTAGTAGAGATGTTGAAAGCCTTTTAGATACTTGGGATAGAGGATATATATCCATAATACCTAGAACTTCAACAAATGATTTCTTTGTTTATACAGTTACGGGGTTAGTACAGGGAGCCACATATAATGAGTATGATGTGCTATTTAGAGCAACATCTCAAAACTTGTTCTCTGATTTATTATCTGATGATGATTCTGTAGTTCTTACTTTTGCGGGCGAAGGCACTGACGGTACAGATGGTAGTCAAGGGGCTCAAGGTCCTCAAGGGCACCAAGGCTCACAAGGCTATCAAGGGCACCAAGGCTCACAAGGCTATCAGGGCCATCAAGGCTCACAAGGCTATCAAGGCCATCAAGGATATCAGGGCCATCAAGGCTCACAAGGCTATCAGGGCCATCAAGGCTCACAAGGCTATCAGGGCCATCAAGGCTCACAAGGCTATCAGGGTCATCAA